AATTTGTTTTTAACGAGTTTGTAAATGATTTTAACGTGTCTAATATAAGCGGCTCGGTTAAAGTGTCAGTATCTGACGGCTCGTTAGAAAGTGCTTTTAATAATGTTTCAATTTGTCTTAATCTTTCATCTGAATAATCCAAATCGTATGATTTTTGTATTAACTCCATTAAACCGTAATGCGATTTAATAGCTTTTATATTTTGTACGGTTGCTAATTCATTAGCCGCCCAACTTGATAAAAACGAATATTCCATTAGTTTATATTCGTTTATAATGCTTTTGTTTTTAGAATCCCTTTGCATTACTTTATACCCAATAGATAATTCAGCATTTAAACCGCTTTCGTGCATTAATTTAACATCGGTGAACATATCCTTACCTAACGGTTTGTTCATATTAAACTGTGATGTTGTAAGAAGTCCGTAACTGTCTTTTGTATTAATAGATAAAGGAACACCAATCATCATTGTCGGGTTGTGGTCTTTTAGTACTCTAATACGTTTAAAGTTTTCACTAACGGTCTTATCAAAAGAGCCATAAGCCGAAATATCCCCATCGCTATCAACGTTGTTATAAACGTTAGCATAAGCAGTCACAACGCCCTTACTCTCGTCTAATTCCTTTAAATCGTATGATAACTGTTTAAAATTCATTGTATCCATAACGCAAATATATAAAAATTATTTATAATCATTCTAAATAAGCTAAACTTTTTTTCTTATTGGCAATCCGTCCTCGTCTTCTTTAACTGTAAACACAACTTTACAACGGCAATTAATTACATTCCCTGCCTTTGCTTTTGGGTCGCCCGGATATTGTATTTCTTCGCCACTTGTGAAAAATGGTTTATCAGCATCTACTTTTACACCGTTCATATCTAAATGGTCATAAACCGAATGAGGCGGTCTTCGTGTTCTGTTATCTTGTACGCTTATCCAAGTCTTTTCAAGTTCAAACTCTGATTGTTCAGCAGCTAAAACGGTTGCGTAGTTAGTGCCTGTTGTTGTTTCAGTTCTTGCTATTCTTAACGCTTGTGCTTTATACCATCCAAACCTTTTTTGTAAATTCCTTGTTATATCGGCAACCGATAAATTATTTTCATAACCGTTTGCAATAACTGAAATAATACTATCAATTAATGTTTGATGAACACTTATAATTCTCAATCCTGCCGTATCATTTAACCATTTCGCAATAATAGTTTCAAAATCTATATCGGCTTTTATTAAACTTCTTTTATAATGTGGCTTAACTAAAGCTGTATAAATATCTAAATACATCGCTTTAATTTCAGTTATAGTAACATTACCGTTAACCAAATCCTTATAAGTTCCTATTGTCATATTGGCAAACTGAATACTATTAACGATTTTAAGAACGTGCCTACGAACTATTCGATAAGATTGTATTTCCTGTCTATAGCGTAGTTTGTCCATTGCCTTGCATTTCGTTTAAAGACGGGTCATTAATATTTATAATTCCGTTTGGTATATAAACCTCATTCATCATCTCATCGTCAATCTCTTCATAGTTGAACACTTCACGTCTTTCGTTTAATGTCAAAGGGACTGAGTTAACCCATTTTGACATTGTTTCCATATCCGTTTGCATTTCGGGCATTTCAGATATATCCCATTCGATTACTGAATTTTCATAACCTTTGAATTTCTGTATAAATTCCAAATTAAGGTATTCAGCTAATAAATCCAAATCAGGTTTGATGTTGTCGGTCATAACTTGTTTACGTGCCTCAATAAGACCATCAACGGCAAAACCAGTTCCTGAACGTTCTTCATTTAATAACTCTATTTTCCAATTTAATGAATTACATAAAGTGCGTTTATCATAACTTAAATAATCAAACGGTTTCAATTCATCTGTTGTTAATGAAATACGTGTAAACCCGATTTTACCACTTGCCCCAGCGATATTAGATAAACGTGTGCTGTCGTTATCCATATCTACTAAACGGCTTTTTAATTCCGTTGCTTGTTCTGATGTTAATGGTGTTGCTCCATCGCCAGCGTGTATAAACCCATAAACACCGCTATTAGCAGTTGTTTTTGTGTTATTGTCTATTCCGTTGTTTGAGCTGTGAATGTTTCTAATAGCCGCCATTAATTCGCTATAACCGTATAAATGCGAACCGCTTTGGTCATAAAAAGGATTTGTACGCTTTATATGGATTATACTGTCAGCTTCAAACTTAATCATTTGATTGCCTTGCTCCATTATGTAGTAGTCAACAGGATTTTCAACACTCAACAAACTTGCTTGAGGTTTTAATACTATTTGCATCCAATGTGACGGCAAAATATAAAGTTGCAAAGGTTTGCCAGCGTTTGTCCCATCCGAAACGGTTTGCTTATATATATAAACATTACCACAAACTTTTAAATACAACTTATACAGAAAAAATATATCTTTCCAGCTTTGGTTTACGTTTGGACGCTCTAACGGCATAGGTTGTTCGGTGTCGGTTTCAAACGCTTTCTTTTTTAGCTTATTTATAGCTTGTTTTTGTTGAAACGAAATATTGTTTGGGTATGATTTAATTTTCTTATAAGCGTCTTTATCGTCAACTTTTTTAATACAGTAAGGAACTGCTGTTGTTTTAGACGCTTGTTGATTAACTATTGAATTAACATCGGGATTATTTCCGTAACCCTCAACAAGTAGCGTTTCTAAAGTCTTGTTATAAGTCATTGTATTACCACCAACTAACTTATATATTGCTTGATTAAAAAGGTTTTTATTAGGATTTATGAAGGCATCCCACGCTAAAACGAATCTATTTTTTGCCATTAGATAAAACTTTTTGTTTCAAAGATATAAATTTTATTTAGAATTATTATAAATAAGACATTTAAAATGTAAAAAAGGTTTCTTTAAGTTCAAAATAGATACGCATAGCCAAAGCATCAGAGTAGTCTGGCGAATGTCCTATCAGCTCCTTTACTTTCTCTTTTGGCAATATTCTTAATTTACCATCTTGGTCAATCTTATCTCTTTTAACCTGTTCTAACTCCTTACTAATAGTGTCCTGAACGTCTGCATTATCACAATCTATGTATAATTTATTCGATTGTATTAATTCGGCTAACTTATAATAGCATTGGGTTTTAAGGTTTTGATATTCTACATTAACACTTTCTTCTTTTAACGGTTTTGAATTATTTACAAATCCTTTGCATTTTACAATATCCACAACACCACCACCTACACCGTCCTCATCGGCAACTACATTTGATAAAGGAACTTTATGTTTATTCATTAATCCCTTTATTGCTTCAGCCGTTTCTGTTATACTTGATTTGTCTAAAGAGAATATTTCAATTACTCTAAAACCACACCAAACAAGTATAACCATTTTGTCGCTACCATAACGAGCAATATCGGCACTAATAAACATATCGCCACCATCAACAAAATCGTTAGTAAAAATATTTTGTATCTTATCAAAGTCAATTAATCGTGCTGGGTCATTGTCAAACTCCCAATTTCCAAAGTATAAACGCTGTTTACTATTCTCATCTAAATCTAAAAGCGATTGTAAATAACTTATAGGTAAGTTTGGATTGTCAGTAGGTAATGATTGTATAAATTTACGGGTTTCTTTTATGGTTCCGTTTGCAGTAGGAATATAAAACTTTGAGTAAGTCCAATTTTTAGCAGGGTTACACGTTCCTAATATTTTAGGAGTTAATCCGTATTCATTTAATTTATATCGAATACGAGATGTTACAATTTGCCACGCTTTAAATGATATTTGGTTACACTCATCTATAAATGCGCCTGTAATCTCTAAAGAGCCTAAACTATCAAAATTGGGGTCTGCTGGATATGCGTAAAGGTCTTTTAAAAGTATTTCACTTCCGTTATTCCAAGTTATAACACCTGTTTGGCTATTAAAGTTAAAATCCTTGGATAGTTTAAGTTTAGAAGTTAGTTCAAAGAATGTGTTTAAAGTGGTTTCTTTTAACGTCTTTAGTTTTGACCTGCCCATTAACCAACGAGTATGAGGATAAGATTGACATTGTTCTATAAGCCATAAAACACCTAGAGCGGACTTACCACCACCAGCAGCACCACCGAAAAGAATTTCCTTTGTAGTTTTATCTTTTAGATAATAAACAGCGTGTTCTTGTTTAAGAAGTAGTTTCATTTGGTTGTATTCCAGAACCTAAAGAAATAACGTTTGTGGTAATTTCGCCAGAATGTTCCGTTTGTACTTTATCACCGAACATTTTAGGATAGTATTTAGCTGCTTTCCATTTCAAAGTGTCAATAAGTATTCTACCAGCAGGAGCTTCAATATCGCCACTTCTTATTTCAGACATAATTAAATCTATTTCCTCATCAACACTTTCTGCTTTATCTTGAATGCTACGTGTGTACAGGTCAAACAATTCATTGTGTTCTCGTTTCCAATTGCACCAAGTCTGAAAAGTAGGATATTCTTGTTTAGAAGCTAAAACAGTTTTAATATTAAATCCATTAGCGACTTCATCACAAATTTCTTTACATAAATCAAAATTATACTCGCTTGGTCTTGCCATTGTTATTTTTCAATAATGTAGTTTATAGTTTTTATTCCACAAGGGTAAACAATTAAAACGTGTTCTGTATAGAAATACTCATCTTGATACTCTATTTTATATCTGCCAAACAATAGCTTTGTTATTATACAGTATGGCACAAAAACACCCTCAATATATCCATCTCTTTGCGCTCCCTTTTCTTGCGGGGAAAATATGCCGCTGGTTGTGTCAATATATTTTATTTTCATAATAGTTATTATAAACACGTTAAACCCAAAATAATTACTTAAATTGGGTAAACTATCATTTTAAATTACGATAGCCGTTAGTTAAAAAATATCTTTCCTTGTTCTAATACCTTTTTAATTCTTTCAAAAATTATTCCGTTGTATTCTAAAATGAAATCAGAACCGTTTATAATTACGCCCATTGTATCGCTGTCTATTACATAAATACCATTACAACTGTTTTCGTCGAAATAGAACACTCTGTATTCCTGTTGGTCGTCGGCTTCGATTAATAGTTTGGCTGTAATCATATTATACTAAATCATCTTCGCCCCACACAATCAAATCCCAGTTAAAATCTTTTTTCATAATATTATATTTTTTTAAATTCTTTAGCAAATTCATCCGCTTCTTTAGGAGTTATTTTGCCATTTTGTAAATATTCAACAAAATCTATCAAACTTTGTTCTTCTATAATTCTTTGTCCATTGTTTAAAACGTGTACTTTTATTGTTAAACTACCTATTTCAAGATTAGCAGTTCTAATAGATTTTAATTCTGTTTCCATAATATTTAAGTTTAAGTTATCCAAAAGTACAAATTATTTTTAATATACAAGCTATTATTATTTAGAATTAGTATAAATAACGTATTTATTAATTATTTTACTTAAATTAATTTGTGTAATTAAATTAAGTTCTTATCTTTGTATGGTAATCAAATAACAAATAGAAATTATGAGAAAGTCAACAAGAGAAAGATTAGAAAATCAGGTTTTAAAATACAAAACAGATTTAGATGGATTAAAAGATTATTTATTAGAACTTGAAAAAAGAAAAGATTATAATAAATGCGCAGAATATAATTATAAAATTGTTTTTTTAGCTAACACTATTTACGATTTAGAATATATATTATTAAATTCATAATTTATGAAAAAACACAACGAAAGAGGGGCGGGTAGAAAGAAAGACTACACCGTCCCAACGGAAAGGATAACTATTCCGTCATGCATTAAAGACGAAGTAAAAGAATTGTCTAAACCATACCTAAATAAAAAACCATTATGAAAAACTTTAACGTTATCGTTTGGTTTCGCTTTGTAGTAAATGGTGAACAAGAAAAAGAAATGCAAGATTATACAATCGAGGCAATCGACGGACAAAGTGCAATATCTTTAGCACTTGATAAATTCAAATCCCTTTCGGCTATTCCGTTTAAAACAGAAGCAGTAGAGTTATGAACGAAACAATTATTAAGACTACAACTATTTCAGAATTGAAAAGTTTAGTAAGGGAGGTGCAAGAGTTGCAAGATTGTAAAGTCGCTTTCGGTTTGTTATACGAACAAGAGAAAAGACTTAACGACATTCAAGAAAGAATTAACCAATTAATTATAACATTATGAAACTAAACGAAAATTACAGAATAGTATATGACAGCGATAACTGCATTTTACAATTCTTTGAACAAAGAGAAATTCAAGTAAAAGACAAAACAACTAATAAGTTTGTTGGAACTGGCGAATTTAAAGAATATACTGAAAACTTCTTTTACCCAAATCTTAAAACTGCCTTAAACGGATTTATGAATAAATGCACTTGGGGATTAAAAACAGCTACAGAAGTATTAGCTGAATTAAACAAATTAGAAACCTTAATAAAATCATTATGAAATCAGATTTAAGCAAATTAAAAGTAGGGGATAGTATAGAAACTTGGTTACCCGTTTTAAATTACGAAGGTTTTTATGAAGTTTCTAATTTGGGTAATGTTAGAAGTTTGGATAGAAATGTAACACATAGCAAAAACCCTGATTTTTTTAGAACTGTAAATGGTAGAAATTTATCTAAATCGTTAAGTAGTGATAAATATTTTAAAGTTAGGCTTTCTAAATTAGGTATTAAGAAAACTCATTTAGTTCATCACTTAATCGCAGAGTCTTTTTTAGGACATAACAAAAGAAGTAGTTTTATATGTGTAGACCATATTGACGAAAACTGTAAAAACAATAATTTAAATAATTTACAGATTATATCCAAGCAACTTAACACAAAGAAAAGTTTTGATTTTAAAAAACAACTAACAAATTAATAAATGACAAACCAAGATAAAAAAATAATCATCAACACACTTGAAAAGTTCGGTTACATAGTAATAGCTTTGTGTGTAGTATTAATAATAGTAACTTTAAATAAATAGGAATTATGGAAAACAGATTAACTTTTGTATTATACTTTTTACTGGTTGTATCAGTAGCTTTATTTGCTATGGGATGCAAAATGCTTTATGACGGACATATATTTTTTGGAATATTTAATATTGTTATAAACGTATTTAGTATTGGAAATATTGTAAAAACATTAAACGATTAACCAATGGGAAACACAACCACACCAAAACAAATCAAACAATCGGTTTTTAACAAACTGATGCAGAAGTTAGAAATACAACCTGCAATAACCGAAGCAGAACGTTTTAACGAATGGATGAAGTCAAAAGTACAATCTATTCACTACTCGGACAACAACGCAATGTGTAACGCTTATAATCGTTTAACATAATGGATAAGACACCGAAAACAGAGTTAGAAATATTCTTATCTAAAGAATTAGAGGAATCGCAAAAAGAGGTTCTACGACACAAAGAGTTTATAGCTGAAATGGCTATGACTATGGAAGAGCATATTAATAATATGGATGTAATTTTATAATAGTTTTATGCTTAATAATTTAAATATAATATCAAAACTACATTCTTTAAAAAAAGATATAACAGACGTTAATGATTTAAAAATTATAAACGATTTAATTGAAAAATACAATGTAGATAATATTAAAAATTTAAAAGATTGTAGCGATAAGGATTTTTCTTCAAACGCAAGATTTATAAATAGATATATAAAAGACGAAATCTATTTTAAACTTCCTTACTACAAAGCTGATAATATAACAGATGAATTTTTCAAAAGCAAAACATATAAAGATTTAGTTTTATATAGATTTTATATTAATAAAAATGCAAAATCAGATGTAAAAAACATCTACAGAGAAACTTTAAACCTTTATTCAATAGAAACAATTAACAAATATTTTAATTATGACACCAGTAAACACAAAATCACTACTCGCATTTGTATTCAATCAAATGGAAAAATTAGACAGTAAAGAAATAGACGTCGATACTGCAAACGCTCAATCTAAATTAGTTCAACAAGCTAATAACTTAATTCGTTCAGAACACGAAAGAAGTAGAGTAAAAATGGAATTATCTAAACACAATCAAGAGTTTAATCAAAGCATTGTATTAAGAGAAATTGAAAGTAAAAACTTTGATTAGATTATTTAGTTTGCTTCTAAATAGATAAATTCGTATTTTTGAATTAATTAACCATTAAAAATAACATTATGAAAGAATTATTAACTGCCTTATCAAAGGTAAAAAAAGAAGTTGGAACGTTATCTAAAACAGAAACCAATCCATTCTTTAAATCAAAGTATTTTGACATTAACAGTCTTATACAACAAGTTGAGCCGTTACTTGAAGAAAACGGATTGCTATTGCTACAACCGATTGAAAACGGTAAAGTTAAAAGTATTATTTACCATGTTGATACTTGCGAGGCTGTTTGGAGCGAAATAGATTTACCACAATTAAACGACCCACAAAAGTTAGGTTCTGCAATTACTTACTACAGACGTTATACTTTACAATCGTTATTAGGTTTACAGGCCGAAGACGATGACGGGAATAAAGCATCACAACCAACGCAACCTAAAGAAACTAAGATTGACGTCCCACTTTTAGAAACTCGTTTAAAAGCGTGTAAAACTTTAGACGAATTAGGTAAAACTTATTTATCATTTACGGCTTCTGAAAAGGTGGCTACTGAAACTTTAAAAAACGAACTTAAAACACAATTAAAATGATAGGAGGTAAAGAATATTTTTTGATAATGAGTGAAGAAAATTTTAACGCCCTTGAAACAGAAACGAGGGCTTTATTTACCCACGTAGAAGTTAGAGAAGCTTCTGAATGGTTAAACAACCAAAGCGATGAGGTTTACAGAAAACTTTATAAAACCCAACAAAATGCTAAAAAAGAATTACAAAATTATTTATACACAAAAAGAAACAATTTAAAAAAGTAAAATTATGAGTGAAGTATTAGGAAAAATTAAAGTAATCGGAGCAACGCAACAAGTTAGCGCAAGTTTCCAAAAGCGTAATTTAGTTGTAGCCACAGAAGAAACCTATCCGCAGTTTATAGAAATCAACTTTGTTAAAGACAAATGCGATTTACTAAACAACTACAAAGTAGGCGACAACGTAAAAGTGTCAATCAATTTGCGAGGTCGTGAATGGGTAAATCCACAAGGAGAAACAAAGTATTTTAACGACATTCAAGGTTGGAGAGTTGAGAAGTTAGAAGCTAATACAAATCAATTAGCAACGCCAACAAATGAACCCGCAAGTTTAAGCGCAAACGTTGAAGAAATTGATTTGCCTTTCTGATGCAAGAATTAGAACAACTAAATAAATACGTAAACCAGTATTACAAATGTAATTTACAAGACGGTAACGAACTTTCTTTACTATTGCAAAAGATTACTGGTTTACTGTTCTATTTAGAAACCGTTAGAGCATCTACGCACGACCTTTACGAAACTAAAGTATTTAACCTTGTAAAAGATAAATATACTATTTCTAAAGCAGTAAATGAGGCAAATGTAGAATATCCACAAATGTATCAATTACGTAGAATTATGGATGCGGGTTATAGAATTACAGACGCTATACGTACAAATATTTCATTCTTAAAAAGTGAAAAGAAAAACGTTTAAATGTTTGGTAGAGTAGATTATTGTCATTACATTTGTAATAAGTAGAACATCCACCTACGTTAAAGATTATAGGTTTATAAACCTAAAGACCCTTAACCAATCGGAGTGGATGCCGAGAAGTTGAGGGTTAATTTTTTTATATATGGCACGTCCTGAAAGAAACAATGTTGATTACTTTCCATTTATTTGTGAAGATGGAAATAAAATGTTTTACATAGAAGAAACCTATGGAAACGATGGCTTTGCAACCTTTGTAAAGTTACTACGAGAACTCGCAAAAACAAACTATCATTATTTAGATTTATCTAAACCAACTACAGTTATGTTTTTAAGCGCAAAATGTAAAGTTAGTAAAGAAACTTTATTATCTATTATTAAAGATTTAGTTGAATTAGGTAAGTTTGATGCTTTACTTTGGAATGAAAATTCTATTATTTGGTGTCAGGATTTTGTTGATAGTATTCAAGATGCTTACCATAAGCGAAATAATAAATGTATAAGTTATGACGGTTTACTCCAACTTTTACTCGGTTTAGGTATCCGTAAACAAGGTAAAAGTAAAACTACAGATACCGTAAACCCACAAAGTAAAGTAGAGTATACTAAACCAAAAGAAATAAAAGAAAATATAATACCCGATTGGAATGAATTTTTAACCTATGGTAAAGAGAAAGAACCGAGTGTTAATATTCAGGCTTTAAAAAACAAATATGATGCTTGGATTGAAAACGATTGGAAAGATGGTAATAACAACGAAATTAAAAAATGGAAAGTTAAATTATTGAATACTTTACCATTTATAAAACAAACACCCACACAAGGTTTAAAAGATAATTACTACATAAACGAAAACGGAAATAAAATAGATAAAAACGTATTATGAGTAATATACAAAATTGGGATTTAATCCATAGCAATAAAAATACTGGGACACAAAAATTGAAGTGTCCTGCTTGTACTGATACTCGTAAAAACAAAGCTGACAGAAGTCTTTACGTTAATTTTAATAACGGCATAGCAAAATGTTTTAACACTGGTTGTGATGCTTTGTTCTTTCGTGATAGTATTCAGAAATCAATAGTACAAAACAACTATACTTTGCCTGAACAAACTTGGCAGAATTACACAACGCTTTCAGATGGTATGGTTAAATATTGTGAAGCACGAAAAATAAACCAATATACTTTAAAACACTTTAACGTTACAGAAGAAAAGCAATATCAACCGCAATTATTAAAAGAAGTTAATAATATTGTTTTTAATTTCTTTGAGGGCGATACGGTTGTAAATAAAAAATATCGTTCAGGCGATAAGAAGTTTACCCAAAGTAAAAACGGCAAACCAATTTTATATAATATAAATTCTATAATTGGCGAAAATGAAGCCTATATAGTTGAGGGAGAATTTGATGTTTTAGCACTTTACGAAATAGGGATTAAAAATGTAGTTTCTTTACCATCAGGAGCAAATGATAACGACAACTATTGGATTAATTCAGAGCCTTACTTAACCGATATAAAGAAGTTTTACATTTGCACTGACAATGATACAAGCGGAAATGTAGTTGCTGAAAAGATAGCACAACGTTTAGGACGTTACAGATGTGAAAGAGTAGTATTTGAAAGTAAAGATGCTAACGACGATTTAATAAATGGCGTACTTGAAAAGTCCATAAACAATAAAAAGAAATATCCAGTTTCGGGAACTTTCTCAACTACCGACTTAATCGATAAAATGATTGAGTTACACAATAACGGTCTGCCTAGTTGTATAACAGTTAAAAATAAATCATTCGGAAATTTTAACGATATATTCAAATTAATGTACGGACACTTATGTATAAGTACTGGAATACCATCACACGGAAAATCTAACTTTACGGAATGGTTAGTTTTAAATTATCTTTTAGAAAACGATATTAAGGCAAGTTTTTTTAGTCCTGAACACCAACCAATGGAATTACACATGAGTACTTTTGTGCAAAAGGCTATTGGTAAAAATTACTTTTATGATATTGACGGAACGCCACGATGTAGTAAATTAGAAGTTATGCAGTTTCATGATTGGGCAAAGCAAAAGTTATATTTAACCAGTCCTGAAAATGGAGAGTTTGCAACTTGGGATTGGATTTTTGATAAATTTAGAGAACAAATTTATTCATTTGGTATTAATATTTTTGTTATTGACGCTTGGAATAAAGTTGAATTTACTGGAAACAGAAGCGAAAGGGAAAATATAACACGAGTACTTTCACGATTAACTATGTTTGCGCAACAAAATAACGTTTTAATTATTGTAGTTGCACACCCTACTAAAATGAAAAAAGAAAACGGAGTTTATGAGAAACCGACATTATACGACGTTTCAGGAAGTGCAGACTTTAGAAATCAGGCTCACGATGGTTATTCAATTTATCGTAACTTTGGGGATGATGCTTTTACAACTTTCACAAATCTAAAGACTAAATATAGTTTTCAGGGCGATATAGGTGGGGCAGTAGAATTTGAATATCATAAACCATCAGGACGTTATTATTATCGTGGTGGTAATGTTCAGGATAGAAATTTATTAGAACCTATACAACAATCTTTTGAAACAGAAAGTAGTCCGTTTCCAATGATAGCTATTGAAGATGTAAAGACTGTTTTTGATAGTGATTTACCTTGGGAAAATGATAACGAACAACCACCATTTTAAAATGAAAAAAGTAATATGGTCTTTATTTGATAGTGAAACAGCTATTACTCAAAAATTAAATTCAGATAATTATATTGTTTATTCTATTGGTTTACCAAGTTCATCTGCAACAAGTGATGATTTTATTAAAATAGATTTATCAAAAAAAAGTTGTTTAAAAAAATTAGAAAAACTACCTAAACCTGATATAATATTTTCAAGCCCACCTTGTGAAACTTGGGTAGATGTTAGTATAGGTGTTACAAGATTTTATAACAGAACATTTAACGAACATAATTTATATTGGCAACGTAACTTTAAAAAAAATGATTTTACTTTAAAACAACGTGAAAATAGATTACTTGGTCAAAAAACAGCTTTTTATACTGCTGAAATAATTAAAAAGTTTAATCCTGATTTATGGTGTGTTGAAAATGGCAGCAGTAGTATTATTTTTAAATGGATAAATAAATATTGTGATTTATCAGGATATATTAACAAGTGTTATTATGATAGTTATGATAAAATAAATTTTAGTAAAAAACCAACAACAATATATTCTAATAAAAAAATGTTATTAAAAAAAAACATTGTAAAATATAACAATAATAGAATAACTACTAATACAAATTTTTTAAATAAAATAAAAAACGGTATTATAAAAATTGAAGATTATAATATTAAAGATAATTATTGCGAACGTTCAAAAGTACCAATAGAATTATACAAACATATTTTATTTATTTACGAAAACAAAGAACAACTAAACTTATTTTAATGGAAAATAAACCTAAAAAATGCAACGGAATAGGAAAAGCAAACGGATTTATAGGATGCTTAAAAGAAGTAGTTAAACGTACTTTTGGCTTGTGTGATAGTTGCCTTTACTATTTCTACACAACAGACGAAAGAGGTAAAATAGAGTTTGCAAAAAGAAAACTTAAAAACCATACGGTAAAAGAAAAAGCATTTAAAAGCGATTTAAGGCAAAAACTAAAGACACTTTCAGAATATGAGGCAGAAGCTAAAAAGTCGTTTCAGAAATTTATTAGACTTCGTGACGATGAGTTAAACTGTATTTCTTGCGGAACGTCAAAAGCTAAAATTTGGCACGGATCACATTTCTACTCTGCAAATTTATATAGTGGTTTAATATTCAATGAAAACAACGTGCATAAGTCTTGTGATTATTGCAATGTTTTTTTACACGGTAATTTATTAGAATACCGAAAAGGATTGATTGAGCGTTATGGATTGAAATACGTTGAACAACTCGAAAGTTTAGCAAGTGAAAACCGAGTTTATAAATACACCAAAGATGAACTGATTAACATTAAAAAGAAATACGATGCAAAAATCAAAGAAAGCTGAACAAAAGAACGTGCTTGTTTTACCGTTAGATACTCAATTAATTTTACGTGCTTTTCATCGTAAAACTGGCGAAATGTTTGAAAAGAAAATAAGTTATAAGGAATGGATTGACTTTAAAAAACATCCTGATTATGATTACAGAACGTTTCAACTTATTTAAAACAATTCTAAATTAACAACCCTTTGTTTAGGGTGTTGAAATAAATATTATATTTGAATATAACGCTTGGTGGCTTTGTCTTGTTGCCGAAAATACAAGACAAATTTTAATTTAAAAACTATGAATACAAATACAAACAATTCATCAAATGAAGCCAATTACGGCAATAAGTCAAAACCACTGTTATCGGCAGGTTTTTTTGAAAGACTTGGTTTTTATGAAACATCACCACAACCACTATACAAATTACCATTACCGACAGTAGGTACATATTTACTTGCTACCGATAAAGGTTCTTTGTGGATGGAATACGATGAAGGTAATGGTGAAAACTATAAACAAAGCGTTGGATTTGGTAAATTTACTGAACAAGACATTATCTCTCTTGTTTCGGTTCTGCAAACTTGCCGATAACATCCTAATTGTCGCTATAAACATTCGACAATCACACTAATTCGGGGTGATACCCGCTAAAATTAATTAAAATGTACACAATAAGAAACATATCTAACTTCTGCGATATAGACTTCGGGTTTGTACGTAGAATTGTAAACGCAAATGAATTACGCCCTAAAAAGATTTACGGAAATGCAAATGAGAAACTCGGATATTCATTTCATCAAATTAATATTATCAAAGATTTAATCGAGCAACTTATTCAAAAGGATGTTTATTTAGACTTTGACAACGAGGAAGTGTTTGTACTTTACGAAAGTAAACTTAATTATTTAGAATTAATATAAATAGTAAACCCCTATTGCAAGGTAAATAATTAAGTTGTAGATTTGTTGAAACTTAAAATATAAACATTATGAAAAATTATCTTTTACAACACGGAAATTATGGACAAGGTGCTATTAACCCTTTTTTAGTTAGCACATCTAAAGAGGCTTTAATTGAAAAAGTTAAATCAATTATACCTGCTGAATTTATAAATGAAATACATACTTATTTTGATAGTGGCGATTGTGTTCACATTAGACTTTTAAAAGACTTTGAATTTAGCGGATTTAGTTATAATATGTTTTTTATTGATAAAATAGAAGTTATATGAAAGAAACTTTTGAAAGTTATCTGCAAAAATTAAAAGACAGGAGAATCGAGGATGATTATAAATATACTGATGAAGATTTTGAAACACACAATGAGTATATCCGTGATTGTTGGCTAACCAATTTAAGCGTTTACAAATGTTTGGAATTTATGTATTTTGAAACTGATAAAATTAAACTTAATATTATAACAATGAACCTACCAATAGCAATATTACAACTCCGAAAGGAAGCTAAACTAAGCCAGTCTAAATTTAAGTTAGGCAAAAACCAAATGAGTTTGATTGAAACAGGAAAAGTAACGCCGAGCATAGACACTTTAAACAGGATTTGCGATACTTTAGGAATTAAGTTAAGCGAGTTGATTAGGGTGGCGGAAAATATCGTATAACGTTTCGCAACTACACGTCTGTTGCGTAAAAGTACAAAACTATCTTTCGGTTGAACACGGAACTGAAAGATACAAAACAATCACTAAATTAATCACAATGTAGCAATTGCGTGTAGTTGCTGTTATAACTCGTTTTTATTATGGAAAAAATTATTTTTATTTTACTTATTTGGTTTTTTGTTTTTTTATTTATGATTAAGCAAGTTTATGATGATAGAAAATACCCAAACAAACCAAAAATAATATTATATATTACTTGGTTTTTGATGATAACAATTGGATGCGTAGGCTCTTATAAAATATTCGTTTAAAATGAGTTATAACTATCCGCTTGTCGCTACTACTATCGACTATCACACTAAAAACAGCGTATTGTCGCTAATATTAACTGCCTTATGGCGAAATAACAAATAGGAATTATGACTAACGAAAGCGAGTTCATAGACTTGCTGAAAAAACATAAATTATGACACTATACGAATATATTTACGGAAACACTTTAGCATTATATAGAATTAAAATGCGCAAAAATGAAAAATCATTATTTGCATTAACTGGCGAAGAACTAACCTTAAAATCCCAATAGGGAGTTAAACTAAAATTATTATTATGAAACCGAAAAACAAACAATTAATATTATCAATCTTTGTAATGGGATTAGGAATTGGATTTTTTCTTGCATTTTTATTAATGTACCTACTGAAAACCAAATAATCCTCCAATAGCGATAAAGGATTGATAACTTAAAAAAATAGAATTATGAGAAAATTTAAATTAGAAGCAACTGTAACTATTAGTATTTATACTGAAGTAGAAGCAAACAATTTAGAAGATGCTATTGAAATTGCACGTGAAAGAGATATTGAAAAATCACATTGGGGAGATAAAGACCAAAGTAAATACGCTTGGGTTAATGATGAATACGATGGAGAGCCCCAAGATATTAAAGAAACCTAAACCAAAGGCAACCCTTTAAACTTTCTATAGCCAAAATAAATAACTGCGATTAAAGGAATAAGCCACCAAATACTTAAAAAATTAAACTGTTTTTTGTCAACATTTTTAACATTTGTTACAGCCGTTTTACTTTTATTAGTCTTAACGGCTTTTTTTACATCGTTTTGGCTTGTTTTAGCAACGTTTATTGTTTTGTTGGTAGTTATATTGTTAGAAGTCTTTTTCGTTGCTAATTTAACGTTAAAAAAAGTTTTTCCATTTACAACCATTTCTTTGGTATTATCAAATGGTAATATCACAAACTCATCTGTAACGCTACTATCAACTATTTTAGTATTACTATCAATGTTGACAGTAGTCTTTGAACTGTCTTTAAACGTTGCTTCAGTCGTTTGAGTTTCTTTGGTTTCTGTTTTGGATTTAGATGTTTTACGTGAACCGCATCCGAAAACTACGCATAAAAGTATTATCGCAAATAATAAATAAGCTATTAATTTTATTCCTTCTGTTTTTTTATTTAATTCCATTTGTTATTGTTGTTTTTTATTTGTAAATTTGAATGTGTAGCGAATGTGATAGACTTGTAAGGCTCAACTAGAAGTGCAACCTTGAAATACACATTAAACCGCTTCTTAATTGAGGCGGTTTTTCATTTCTCTATTTTTAACAACCATTTAAAATTACTAACATCAGCATGAGTTACGCCATTTGCATTTGTTTTCTCTTTGTTGTACATAGTATTCCCAAAAGCTACTAATTCAGCTTCGGTGTATAAACCTAATAATCTTCTAATTGTTTTCATATTTTTACTGTTATTTTTTGTGTTGAACAACTCATTTTATGCACACCCTTTTCTTGATGACAATATTTGCATTTACTTTTTTTAATGATATTGCGATATACGATATTGCAACGTTCAGAATTAATCCCACGATTGTAGTAGAATTTCATTACCCTTAAAATACGTTGTAAAGGACTTTGTTTAAACCGCTTTATTTCTTCAGGCGGGTTTATTAAAACCTTATTTTCGTGGATTGTTTTGTATTTTTCCATAGTCATAAACTCAAATTATCATCGTCAAAGATAACGATAATTATACAGATTGCTAATATTAGTATGAATATTGTTGTGTCGGTCATATCACATTTTTAAACTTTAAATAAAGTATGTAACTCGAATTACTAATTTCGTAAGCGTGGTTGCAATCTTCACATTCCATTAATCTTTTAATAGTTCCCATTGTGGTAACATTGTTTTTTAACAATATAGTATTTTCGCTTGAGCAACACGGACAACTATATTTTAGATTATTATTTAAAATTCCAGCGTGAGTATTTTGTTTGATATAGTTTTGCATAGTTAAATAAACATCTTCCAAAACAATTATATCGCCCTCGCAATAATGAGCCATTTCTTTAAGTGCAATACTATCATTTGACATTACGCCTTTCCACATATCAAACCCGCTGTGTTTAACCTTTGCGCCAACACCTAAATATTGTGCGATATAATCTAACTTGTTAGAGTTAAAGTTAAACCCGCTTTTAGCCTTTTTTAAAGTATCTAAAGTTTTGTAATTTGGAAACATCGGTATTCTATGGAAAATACAACGTGTTCTTATCCATTTAATATCAAACCTATCGCCATTGTGAGCAATCATTTCATCAGATTGATTCGCTATTTTAATAAAGTCAATTAACATTTGCTTGTCGCTTTGGTCTTTATCCCAAGTTAAAGTATGTATCTTATCTTCGTTTTCCCACTTGTAAGATATGCAAATTATAGCACGTTCATTTATAATGTTTTCAGGTGTAATAGTTAAATTCCAACCTATACGCCAACTGTAAACTATGTTTGGGCTTGTTTCAATATCAAAGAACAATCGCTTAACAGAGTTTGTCTTTTGTCTTAATTTAGAATACTGTTTTTGAACCTCGCTATTTAGTCTGTAAGTCTTTGAAGGGTTTAATTCAAGTCCTAATAATTTAGCGTTAAAGTTGTTTATTTTAAACTTCTTATTCATAATTATAGTTTAGTGTTATTCAAAACTACAAATAAATATCTTACGTTTAGGTAATTAGACGTTATTTAGAATAAGTATAAATTAAATAGAGATGTAAAAAGTAATACTTTTTTGTTTAGTTTTGTTGAAATGTTTGTGCCTTTTGCTCTAACAACGTTTTGCAACTACACATCTGTTGCGTAAAAGTGCAAAAATATCTTTCGGTTTAACACGGAACTTTAAGGTACAAAACAAATTATAAATTAAACCTAATCTTGCCATATTGCCAAACGGCTGTTATGCAATCGGTTTTTAAAATACTAATTATGAGAATAGAAATTATTGACAAAGAAGGAAACGAAATTCAAAACTTAAGTTTAGAAAGTAATCCGTTTAATATTGGACAGGTTATTCATTTATCAGTAAATAATAATAAGAAAGATTATTGGACTGTTAAGGAAATACAAAAATCATTTATTGTAGATAAAATCGAGCATTATGTAAGGGTTGATTATACGTTTGGAAAGACTGTTTCGGAAAATGTTTCTGTTTCAATCGAGGTTTCTGAAACTGTTGCATAACAAGCGGGCGCTAGTCGCTGGCGTTTTCGCTTGCGATTAACGTCGAGTTGGGCGTAGTGCCCGCTTGTTGAGGCGTGCCCCTTTGGGCATTACGCCTCAACGTTCCGCTAGTAGGCGATGGTCGTGCTAAATATACCTAAACTTTCGGTCTAGCAAAAACACAACAAATACAAACAAATTTATAAATCAAGCCTATTGCACGACTATTGCTTACTAGCT